CACAGCTAGTGCAGCCCATTTCAAGGGAATTTAAGCACCTCAGCTCCACGTGGGGCAGGTATGAACCCCATCGGCACCTATTAATCGGTGACGATCCATCGGCTTTGTAATGTGACTGCGCCGCGCAGTACAGAACGCTCTAGATGCTTGCTATCTACCTCGTCGGTTTGACCCGACCTAAGTAGCAGTAAGCTTTTGAGCAGGGCTTCATCTCCATCAAGTTCATCTGTCTGATAAACAGGCTTCGGTACCCATGCTTTAACTTCAAAGCGATGTAGGGTCCGGCTCCATCTCGCGACGGAACGAAAACCTTGGAAACAAAGTTTTCCCAAACCAGCACACTCTGGGCCGACCAAGGGTAAAGTACCCAAGATCCTCTCGCACACTTTAACCATGTGCGAGGCCGCCTCCCAGTAGCCTCTTAGGTAAAAGGCATTGGAGGTTTTGACCCATGAAATGAGTTGTGAGGTGTCCCGCTTGCAGTTAGGCGTCTCCTGACGAACATATGTCGGGGTGACACTATGTCCATCGTACGCGTCCATCCCACATGACTCTCTGAACTTCCCAGTCCAGAAAGACTTATGGGAGCCTACCTTACAATAGTACTTTTGTAGGTAGTTAACCACAACAGCTGCATCATCCGTGGGGACCAGTATATCGTCCCCAAAGACGTAAACCAGGCGTGACATAATAAATACGTTACTCCTGGTCACAGGGAGATTGTACTTTTCCAACCGAGCCGCTACACATAGTGTGTAGAAGTACATCGACTCAATCGGGAAGCACAGAGCACTACCCATCGACGCGAACTTCGATAGCGATATCACATCGCCGTCTACGTCTGCGCTCCTTGAGCGACATGCTAGAATGCAATCCAGTAAATCTGGACGACACGCTAACGTTCGTTTCACTAGCAATAGTGGAACCCTATCACTAGCTGACGACAGATCCAACGTTGCAAACCTGCCATCTCTCGAAGAGCTCAAAGCCAGCCTCTGATTGATCGTTTGGTCTGTGAAATTCACATGACCGCGTGTCATCTTTGAGGTTTCCAAGATATCAACAAGATACCTGGATACGGCCTGTTGCGTGTATTGCATGCACACAGGTTCGATGGCAATGAGTCTAGGCCCTTTCAGGGTCTTTGGAACAGAAACAACCCTCACGGGTTGCTCTTGCCCCTCCTGTATGAGTTTAACTTTCTCGAAGGCCTCCGTCATCGTCGAATTCGCGTTAGCGAACTTAAACGAATCAAGAGGGAAGTATCCTTCAAGGCGCTCATACCACTCCGGGTGGTCGAATTTCCGGTTACCCGTAATCTTCTCGCACGTCGAACCAGGTCCGTGCTTAGGTATGAAGTCCTCCATGGGATCAAAACCCAACGGAAAGACATCGTTCCACAGCACGTCACTGACGAGCCCAAATAGCTCGCCATCTTCTGGGGGAGTTACTCCTTCAAGGTCGTGTTCGATTGCGACGAACTCCTGTCTGGCCAGTTTTTCTCTGGCATCTGTACAGGAGAGCTCAACCTTTTTGAAAGCGTTAGTAAAACTTCTAACACTATCGATATAAGGTAAGCAATCTTCATCATAACAAATCCTCCCTGTAGCTTGATCAAAAACGTGGCTGGTCATACCTTGCAAAAATGCAGGGATTGCACCGTTCTTTCTAAAACTTCGGAAAGAACTAGAGCCGATCCGCTCATCTGCTAGGCTTCTTTCGAAGTCTTTACAGAATTGCGGAAGGGTAATTGTCAAAAAAGACATACCCTCGTTCTCGACCCGTGACACGATAGTTTGCATGTCACGTGAATCAGGCTGTTTAGCAGCGCATTTACGCCAAGCATCTCTATAGATGCAAAGCGCTAGGTCTAGAAGAGTCTCTTTTACTTGGCTTTTCATCTCTCCTCCAATATAAGAGGTAGGGAGTCCAGCCATGGCTCTTCTGCAGAACTACACTCCCCGTGAGACACCGGTTAAGACTGTGAGCTACAAATTTTGCCCACATTACCGGCCACACCAAGCCACGCCGTTAAGGCGGAGACGAGGTACCCGATCTCAGTGTCACTGAACCCGTATTCGGGCTCATCTATGACAAGGTAACATCCGAGGCTCTGATAGCTGTTAACAGCAGTCAGAGGATCGGCGGCGACAACTCGTTGATCGAGTCTCACCATACGCCGAGTTCTTCCTTTGGATTCCGAGTGTGAAATTGTCATCTTCACAGACTCGTCGTCCTTGGAATATTCGGTTCGTGTTCCTTCGCTTTTGACCTTATTCAGGGTCTGAGCGACTGTATTGATCGTAACGGTCTGGGGATCTGCAAAAGACATGGTAGTTTCTCCTCTAAATAGTATAATCATTTATGAGCGCTTACCATGCCAGGTTGATTAGGCCTAACATTTAGAACAAAGCGCTGCAAGTGGAATAGGGGTAACTAAAACTTCAATCTCTGAAGTCCCACTGCCCCCAACAACGACCACTGACGGGCAGAAAAATCTGCGCCCGTCAAGGCAAAACCAAACGGAGACGCTTGCTTCCGATCTTTTATGCTTAACGCATAGGACCAGTCGCCATCAAAAGGCACCCTCAAATTACTCATCTCTGAATGTATATCCAGAGTGATTCTCTGAGAGCCCATGATGTAAGCGTAGCTCGCGACTAGATTTTCAGCCAGACCGGTATCGAGATTGGCAAGAACATCGCCAACGTTCGACGCCCAGTCCACTAGCCACGAAAAGGGAGTTAGCTCCCAGACCAAAGCAGGTGTGACATCTAGCCCGTACAATTTACGACGGGCACTGGCTTCCCACCGGTCCGAATCAATGTTCGGAATCCAGTATTTGAAGCGTCCTACAAAGCGGAAATCCGCTTGCAGGGTTGCCTTTACCGAAGACTTCAGTCCAAGGTTATTGCTCCAGTTGTTCGCAAAGTAGTACGAATAGGTCCCGAAGCTTGATGGTACATGCCTCGTAGACCCAACATACGTATTATTGAACAATACATCAGAGCAACCTGCAACGTCGCGTTCCCTCCTCACCCATCGGTTGTTATGCTTCCGCATATTTGCAATAATGCGGTTAGCGTTGCGATAAGTCTTTTCAAACTTTCGCAAATCCGATAGAAAAGGAAGCCAGCCAAAATTGGCTGCAAGCCACGAGTCTGCTGAATGGCGAGCCGTTTTACCGACTCCACCCTTTGCAGCCTTCCAAGAATTTTGGAAGAACTCGGCGGTTGCCTTAAGCGTCCGCGGCACATCGCGAAATTCTGCGATAAACTGTGCTGCATCAGCTACAGGCTTTCCAGGGCGGGCTTTATTCCACCCTGACGCGGCGTACGCGTTAGTGTCTGCAAAATTGTTGCTAGTCAAAAATGCCTCCGGGTCTTCGCTTGCAAAATTATACAAGTCGAAGTAGGAGCGCGGATTGACATTACAACTCATCTGCGCTTCAACCCATTGAGGGTTGAGCTGGGGTAGTATGGTACGTGCCTTGTAACTATAAACCTTCGGATCAACAAAGATCCGTCGGATGTCACAAGGACCTCCACTCTTCCACGGCGGGCCTTTATGGGTTTCATCCCAGCAGGCCTCTATGGTTCCCGGATAATCCGGGGTCCAATTGTACCAACCTGATGGCACCCCGGCCGGACTAATAGTCCGGTAGGTTAGCCTCAGTGGCAGCGACGAGAAGTCACCCTTGACACGATAACGCATATTCTACCTCCTGTTTGGTATTCTGCGAACCAGCACCATTACAGCACTGATTCGAACTAGCCCTAAGGGGCT